CAGAAATTCTACAAAACTTTAACGCAATAAGAGCAAGATTTGAATTATAATATAATATGTATAACCATACATCTTGGACAGTGAAAAGATAAAAAAATATGCCAAACGAATTTATAATAAAAAACGGTTACTTTTCACAAGGTAACTCTGTAATTACAGGATCATTTACTGTAGTAACAGGCAGTGTTAGAGAACTACAAGTAACATCTACAGGTGTTAATATAGGAAGTATAATAACAGATACACATACAGTAACAGGCTCACTTAGTGCAAGTGGTAGTGTAACTGCAACTAATTTTACAGGATCTTTATTTGGTACGTCAAGTTGGGCTCATAATGCTACAACAGCTTCATATTCAGAAACATCTCAATTAACAAATAATTCATACTTTGCTCAAGGAATATTAAATGTAGACCAATTAATACCATCAGCTATAGATACAATAATAGAGTTTGTAGATCAATATGACCCTCAAGTATGGTGGAATTCAAGTACATACAAATTTACTCCTACTATCGCTGGGTATTATACAGTTTCTTTAGGTGTATGGTTTGCAAACCCAAATGATAATACAAATCAATTAAATGTACAAATGAGAGTAAATGGCAACCAAGAAATGATATGCCAACAACCAACAACAACAGTAGCTGGAGTTAGTTTATTTGGAACTAAAATAGTATATCTTAATGGAACAACGGATTATGTAGATTTCACAGCATATCAAGGAACTTTAGGAAGTATAAATATCCAACAAGGTAATAGTGTCGGATCAGGTACATGGTTTTCAGCAATATATATGACAATGTAATAAAATAAAATAGTAATATAATATTCTTTTTGGATATTTATAACTAAAATACATAATGGCAAATATACCTATATGGCCCGGCTCATCTTCATTTTTCCCAGGAAATACTCCTTTTGGATTTTATGATTACGACTACCAATTTCAAACAGATGCAGACAAAGTAGCGAAATTTTGTGCTCAAAGACTAGGATATCCTATAATTAATGTAGAACTTCAAGATATAAATTTCTATACAGCATTTGAAGATGCTGTTACAACATATGGTAACGAAGTTTATGCTTATAAAATAAGACAAGATTATTTATCTTTAGAAGGAGCATCAAATACTAATAACTTAAACAATGCTCTAATTACTCCAAATATGGGAGTTATAATTAGACTATCAGAACAATATGGTACAGAAGCAGGAACTGGAGGAAATACAGATTGGCATACAGGTTCAATAGATTTACAACCAGGAGTTCAAGATTATGATTTAGCTTCATGGGCTAGTTCAAGTGGCATATCACAAGGTGATCTTGAATTAAAAAGAGTATTTTATGAAGCACCACCAGCGATTGCAAGATATTTTGATCCATATGCTGGTACAGGTACTGGTATGATGAATATGATGGATGGATTTGGATGGGGTAACTATTCACCAGCCATTAACTTTTTATTAATGCCTATAAGTTTTGACATGCAAAAAATACAAGGTATTGAATTAAATGATCAAGTTAGAAAGGCAAATTATTCATTTGAATTACAAAATAATAATCTAAGAATATTTCCTATCCCTAATAATACAGGAAGTTTATACATACAGTATTTGCTTAAATCTGAAAGGCTAAGCAACAGTATTAACCTATCAGGGTCATCTTTAATTACTAATGTATCTAATGTCCCATATGCTGACCCTACATACTCACAAATAAACTCAGTAGGTAGAAGTTGGATATTTGAATACACTTTAGCATTAGCTAAAGAAATGTTAGGATATGTAAGAGGAAAATATACACAAATCCCAGTTCCAGGAGATTCTGTAGCATTAAATTCACAAGATTTAGTATCAGCTGGTTCAACAGAAAAAGTAGCTTTAGTAGACAGATTAAGAGCATATTTAGATGAGACATCTAGAGAAAAACTAATGGAAAGAAGAGCATTAGAAACAGATTATAGAACAAAAGAATTGCAACAAGTACCTTTCCCAATTTATATAGGATAATATGGCATTATACGGAGGTCAACGCGACATATCTTTATTTAGACACTTGAACAGAGAATTGATGGGTAACATCATAACTCAACAGTGTTCTTTTTATAAATTTTCCCTAAAAGAAACTAAAACCAACATTTATGGTGAAGCAGCAAGTGGAAAATTTTATATGGGGCCTGTTATACTTAACTGTTTAATAGAAAGACAAGAACAAGCATCTCCAATAACAGATCTAGGTACAGATTTCCAATGGGATATCACATTTAAATTTTTAAGAGATGATCTATTAGATAAAGCTAAAGATTTTAACACTAATTCTTTATATGGAGCTAATTTGGTTCCTGAAGTTGGAGATATCATATTATATGAGTCTTCATACTATGAAATAGACAATACAAATGCTAACAGATTCTTTATGGGTAAAGACCCAGACTTCCCAAATGAACCAAATCCGTTAAATCCTGGATTAGCTAATTTTGGATCAAATATTTCAATTATTTGTAGTACACATTATGTTCCTGCTGATAAAGTAGGAATTACAAGAGAAAGACTAGTATAATATGGCAAAGAAAGGAAAAAAACCAATACCTAAAACACAGAAAGAGATTAGTACATCTCTCCAAACACCTTACGATCAAAGGTATGGTAATCCTAATGATATGCAATTTGACCCTAAAAATAGAGGTAATCAAGTATCATTTAGAGATGATACTACAAAACCTTTTACTTTAGGTATCCAAGACATTGATGAAGCCGTAATGTACTATCTTGAAAATGTAATCAAACCTACAGTAATCCAAAACGGAGTAGCTCAAAAAGTACCTGTTATATATGGTGCTTCTGAAAGGTGGAAACAAATTCAAAAAGATGGATATTATAGAGACCTATCAGGCGCTATCATGATGCCTATTATCACATTTAAACGTAATAATATAACAAAAGATAGATCTGTAGGTAATAAACTAGATGCTAATTTTCCAAATAATATAGAAGTATTTGAAAAGTCATATAGTAAAAGAGACGAATATAACAACTTTAATGTTTTAAATAATAGAAAACCTCAAAAAGAATATTATGCTGTTGTAATGCCCGATTACGTAACAGTAACATACGACTTTATTATATCAACATATTACGTTGAACAAATGAATAAAATAGTTGAAGCAATGAATTACGCTTCAGATTCATATTGGGGAAATCCTGAACGATTTAAATTTAGAGCTAGAATAGATTCATTCCAAACCAACACAGAATTACCAGTTGGTGCTGAAAGAATAGTGAAAACAAACTTTACCTTAACATTAAGAGGATATATAGTACCAGATAATATCCAAAAACAATTAGCATCTATTAAAAAATTCAGTAATGCCGTCCAAGTTGTATTTACAACTGAAGTAGTATCTAATGTAAATGATCTTTAAAAGATAGTAATATAATATTTTTTTTGGATATTTATAATAAAAATATATGTCTATTGTATTAAGATCCGTTAAAGGTTCTGAGTTAACTTTTGCAGAGGTAGATGGTAATTTTGAATCCCTCTTTTATTCAAGTTCAATTTCAGGAAATGACCTTAATTTACATTTTTATGGTGGTACTTCTCAAAGTATAAACTTAAATTTAATACCAGCCCTTAGTGCATCATATGCAGCTACAGCTTCATTTGTTCAAAATGCTCAATCTGCATCATATGTTTTAAACGCTATAAGCTCTTCATTTGCTTCTACAATAGCAAGTGGATTAAATATAACAGCTTCCAATATATTAGTAACAGGAACGGCAAGTATAGTTTTCTCCCAAATTATAACATCTTCAACAGCATTTACTTCTGGATCTAATCTATTAGGAGCTAATAGTAGTGATAAACAAACATTGTGGGGTACTATAGATTTAAAATCAGGTCCATTAATTATATCAGGTTCAACAACAGCTTTAAGCTCAATAACTGCTCCTTCATTTACAGGTTCACTACAAGGAACATCTTCATGGGCTAATAACGCTATAACAGCTTCGTATATTTTAAATGCTGTTTCAAGTTCATATGCTGCCACGGCTTCATATGTTCAAAACGCTATAACGGCTTCATTTGCGCTTAATTCCCCAGCATCTACATTTTCTTCTAGCTCATTAAGTGCATCTTTTGCTTCAAGCTCTATAAGTGCTTCATATGCATCAAGCTCAACCAGTGCATCATATGCTTTAAGTTCAACCTCAGCATCTTATTCTCAAAATGCTCTAAGTGCATCAAATGCATTAACAGCCTCATATGTTTTAAATGCTGTAAGCTCATCATTCTCAACATTTGCTCAAAATACCTTTTTAGCATCTACTGCTTCTTATACTTTATATACATCTTTAGCAGATGCCGCTATTTATGCTCAAACTGCATTATATGCTACTAGTTCACTAAGTTCATCTTTCGCTTCAAGTTCAATAAGTGCTTCATATTCTACAAATGCTTTAAGTGCTTCATTTGCTTCAAGTTCAATAAGTGCTTCATTTGCTTCAAGTTCAATAAGTGCTTCGTATGCTTCTAGCTCAACAAATGCATCCTCCTCTGTATCATCTTCATACTCAACATATGCTGAAAATGCAAATACAGCTAACTCAGCTACAACTGCAGATTCTGCAACATTAGCATCCGTAGCTACGTCAGCTACCTCAGCTTCATATGCTTTAACAGCATCATATGTTGAAAATGTTGTAAGTTCATCTTTTGCCCAAAGTGCAGTAACAGCATCTTTTGCTTTATCTGTAATTGGAGGAACATTCCCATTCACAGGATCAGCGATTATATCTGGAAGTTTAAGAAATATAGGAAATACCATATTATCAGGTTCAACTACCATACAATCTTCATCTTTAACAGTAAATACAGGTTCACTATTTGTAAATTTACCATATAATGGTGTAGATAATACTACAGTAGCTACTACAATCGATAGAGGAAGTAATCTAATACCAGCTTTATCAGTAACAGGATCTTCAAATTTTAATGGACCATTAACTATTAGTATAGGAACTCTTACAGC